GTCAATGACCCCGACCCCTATGTGCAGATGGGTATTGATTTGATTAAACAAGTAGCAGAACAAGCACAGGGTATTTCCGGTGATGGGACTACTACTGCTACTGTGATAGCACAGGCTCTATGTAACGAGGGCTTCAAGGAAATAGAAGACGGAAGAGATAGGATTGAATTGTTTGGGATGATTCAGGAGAAGGTAGATGAGATTGTGAGAAACATTGAGAACCACAGTCAGCCTTGCGAAACCGTTGATGATGTTTCTTCTGTGGCTAAGATTGCCGCCAATAACGACCAAATATTAGGCGACCTTATTGCCGAAGTCATGTGGGAGATAGGCTCAGAAGGGGCGGTTGCTCTTAAGCATGGTAGTGGGTTTGAAACTACATTTGAGATTAATAACGGCTTAGAGATACAGTCGGGTGCGGCAAGCCCATACTTTTCACAAGAGATGGCTAACGCTAACGTTCTTATTACTACTGACAAGATTAATAACTTTGAAAGTATTGTTCCGGCACTAGAATTGTCACTCAAGGAACAAAGAGGACTTCTCATTGTCTGTGCTGATTACAATGAAGCAATGCTTCCTAACCTTTTGATTAACGTAGTGCAAGGTAAGATAAATGCTTGCTTGGTTAAACTTCCCTCTATGGGTAAGCAACAGGAAGATTGGGCTGACGATATTCACGCGGCTGTTGGCGGCAAGGTTTTCAGAAAGAGTTTAGGAAGTAGTATTACTACCGTTAAAGAAGGGGACTTAGGGTATGCTACGCTAGTCCAATGCGGAAGGAACGCTTGTGTTGTGGAGTCAGAAGAGGTTGATGATTCACACCTAGATGACCTTTACCAACAGGTAGAACAAGCAGACCACGATTGGGATAAGCAGACCCTAACAAGAAGGATTGCTAGACTCACTAAGGGGGTTGCCTCTATTCATGTGGGTGCAACGACCGAGATTGAGATGCTTGAGAAGAAGGAAAGGATTGACGATGCTATTAACGCCGTGAGAGCCGCTATGCGGAACGGAGTTATCGCGGGCGGTGGTGTTTTGCTTAACTATTACGGTGCAGATAGTGGGGATAATATGCTTATGGCTGCTTTCTCAGCACCTATGAGAACCATAGCCGAGAACGCGGGCATAGACTTGAGTGCTACCATGCACACCAAGAAGGGTCTTGATGCTAGGACAGGTAAGTTAGATGCTGACATGGTTGCTGTAGGAATTATAGACCCTGTAGATATTACAATAAACTCTATTGAAAGCGCGGTTTCAATAGCGAAGTTAGTATTACTAAGCGATGCTCTTGTGGCACTTCCGAGTGAGTAGGTTTATAGGCGGGTATGAGTAGGTGAAAATATGACTTGGGGACAACAGACAAGCACGAAAACGAAAACAGCGGTAGAGACAGCACCGAAGACTCTCTATGACAGGGAGTATTACAGGAATTTACTAACTGCTAAGAAGACGCAGAAGACAACGCAGGTTCACAGGATGGCTCTTGTAGCACATGAGAATGCTTGTAAGACGGGTCTTGCTCTTTCGTTTTTGGATAATGAGATTAAAGAAGGTAAGAAGGTTGCGATTATTGACATAGATAACTCCGCCGGACAGACTGTGGATTACGTTTACCCCGACAACGACAATATTATGATTCTACCCATGTTGGATGAGGCAGACGATTCCATTTACCATGAGGACAATTCACTAAACCACCACGCTCTTGTGAACAAGACGAAGTGGTTCATTAACCTATTAGCAGAAGAGATTGAGACTGACCCCGGTTCGTGGGGAGGTATTGTTTTTGATGGCGGTTCCACTTTCCTAAAGTGGTGCGAGTTTGCTATGCGAGCCTCCCTTCTTGAGAAGGGTGTCATTGAGAATGAGGATGACTCCTTCAACCAAAAAGAGTGGAGAGAGCGCAACCGAATGAACCGTGATGTTCTCGACAGGCTACACGCTCTACCCGTTGCTAAGATTTACAACACCTTCCACTTGAAGGCCATTCAGCAATATATGGATGACGGAACAGGTAAGAAGGTTCTAATGGCCGTGGGCGAGAGGCCCGATTGGGAGAAGGGGACTATGCGCCGCTTCTCACAGCAGATTTTCCTAAGTAGATACATGAAGAAAGCAGACTTAGCCGCAGGTGTCAAGGGTGACAAGAGCCTCAATGAAGGGGAGTGGTGTGTCCGTGCAACGATTGAAGAGATGAAGGGTCAGAAGATGGAATATGTCGGCTCTACGCACACGGTTTTGTCTGTTAATAATGGAAAGGTCACATGGTTCGGCCTGCCTATGATAGCAAACGAAGGGGTGAAGAGCAATGTCAAACCAAGCGACACTACCGAATGAAGCAATTAACATTCTTTTAAACAAGGTTAAAAGAACACAGATGGTTGCGGGCAAGGCCCAAGACCAAGTAAAGTCCTGTGTTTTAGAGGTTAAAAGTGACCCAAGCCCCGTTGCTTGTGTCACTTCTCTTGTTAAGGATGGTCTTACTTCCCTTAGTAGGTTCTCCTGTATGATAGACAGGCAAGAGCCATGTAGATTCTACATAACAGACATAGATACTTTCTTAGGTGCTTTGAAATACCACGCTACGAAGTTTACGCTTATACAAGACGGGGAAAAACTACGCATTAAGTCTTCCAACAAGCAGACTACTTTGACGGCTTCGCCGGATGCTTTAGCGTTCCCCCACAACCCTGCTACACTTAGGGAGTGGCACACTACTTCTACTAACCTTGCTAACAAGTTAATTCGTAATATGATGGCGTCTACCGGAAACGAAGCGGCTGGTGCGGTCTTTGAATGGCACTACCAAGCAGACGGTGGCGTGAAGATACCCACACAGTTTAGATTCAAGACAGATGGTGTGACTCTCTATGAGGCGGTGCGGTGCGATTCAATGAACGGTCAGAAGATTAACCGTTATAATTTCTTTTTCGATTGGGAAACAAGCAAGGGCTTTGAGGTGAGGGTAGGTAAGGAATTAAAAGGCCAAACTACCACCGTGTTAGACCTTCCACCGGAAGGTGTTGGGGCTTTCAAGATGGATGCTACCTTTGAGGGTGGGTTAGAGCAATTAACCTACCACCTTAACGGGCCTGTCAGCCTAAACTTCCTAGATTTTAGTCATCATGGACAAGGGTACAAACTGATTATAGATTTAGGAGACAATGACTTTGTGTTTCAGTCGTCAGTAAGGTGAAAAAAATGGATGAATTAATTGGAGATGTAGTAGATACAATAAGCGGTATGATAACACACGGAGTAGAGGGTGAGGCAATAGCCGAAGACTCTCACTATAAGGTAAACATAACCCTAATAGATAAGACTAAACCCAAGCATTACCGTGACCCTATATGGCTACGGACTGCTTATTTGGATGAGGGTAGGTCTATGGCAGACATAGGAACGGAGTTTGACATAACCCCCGCCGCCGTGAACCAATGGCTTGTTAAGCACAAGATAGCAACACGGGGACGGGGACAGGCTAGATGATTGTCACTAAGGGACGCGGTAATAATGTCATTGTTAGACACCGCGCGGAAGACGGGACAAGAAAGGAAACTATAGTTTCTACCTATAAACCTTATTTTTTCGTAAGCACTTCCGATGCTGACCTTGTTTATGCCACTCGTAAAGAGGATGGCTATAGGTGTATATATGGGACTAAACTTACTAAGATAGAAGTCGCTGATGCGGGAAACATATATGATTTCAAGAAGCAGAACCCCAATATAATGACATGGGAGGCAAACGTCCCCTTTGTTAATAGGGTGCTTACCGATAGAGTAAGAAATGGAGATGAACCCTTCAAGCAATACGAGCATAGGACTTGGTATTTGGATTGCGAATGGAGTCCAACGACTAAGAAAATGAGGGTTATAGTAGTCTACGATTCATTCACCGATTCAGAATACGTTTGGTTTGTGGATAAAAACCTAGAAGAGACTACTAAGTTTGACAAGTATGGAGAGTATACCTATGACGTTCCCGCTATAGGATTCCCGTCAGAACGTGAGATGCTTGCCCACTTCTTGAAGCACATGGATAGACAAGACCCCGATATTATTACGGGTTGGTTCGTAGTGGGCGCAGATATTAAGACTATAATAGAGAGGTGTAGAGCAGTAGGTATACAACCCACTACTATGAGCCCACACCGAAGACTGACTTATTCCTATAGAGATTGGGAACAACCTATTGTGGGGAGGAATTGCATAGACCTTATGCTTGCCTTCCCTAAACTATGGGAATTAAAGAATGGAAAACTTCCTTCTAAGAAGTTAGATGACGTAGCCTTTGAAGCATTAGGAGAGAAGAAGATTGAATTGCCGGACGGACACGACACTTACCTTACTGACTTACCACTTTACATTCATTACTGTAGACAGGACGTAAGACTTCTACCAAAATTAGACTCTAAAGTTAATGCGCTAGATTATTTTACTTCTCTACAGCACATTGTCCAATGCGATATTCGTTCTACCCCCTTCATTACTAAGATGTTCACTTGTTTAGTATTAGCAGATAAGGAAAACGAGGGTAGGATTCCCACCAACCCCTTATTCCTTTATGAACCCTATGAGGGCGCAGATGTAATGGAAGTAGATGCGGGGCTGTATAATAACGTGGGTATTTTAGACATTAAAGCAATGTACCATAGCAACGCAGCCTTACACAATATTTCATGGGAAACCCTGTATGAAATAGACCCTCTAACTAAAGAAATTACGGATAAGCACGACCTTTACTTAGGGGCTTTGTCCGATGTGGATGATTTCGCAGACTGTGGTAACGGGACGCTCTTTACACAAGGAAAGAGAGGGTTGCTTGTAAGACAGATGGATTACATGACTACATTAAGAAATAAATTTAAGAAGTTAATGAAAAATGACCCTCTTAATTATGACCGATGGGATGCTATGCAATATGCTTGTAAGTCTCTCGTTGCTTCTATGTATGGGGTCGCGGGAGATTCTAAATACGGGCTTTACCACCCCGCAGTAGCGGCGGCAATTACCTATACTTCTAGGACTACTCTAAACCGACTCAAGACGATAGCCGAGGAAGGGGGTAATAAGGTCATTTACGGCCACACAGACAGCGTGTTTTGTGAAATAGGTAGTCCGGCTAGGGGAGAGGCATTAATACGCTCTATTAACGATGAAATGAAACCCATAGAAGTAGAGTTTGAGAAGTGGTGTCCGAGCATGGTGCTAATGGCTAAGAATAGATACGCCGGAAGGGTCGCTTGGACTGACGGCAAGACTCACGAACCCACTCTTTATGTTAAGGGTATAGAATTGAAGCAGTCTAGGATGCCCCCTATTATGAAACAGGTGATGACTAACACCCTAGAGATGATACTTGCCAATAAAGAGGAAGAAGAAGTAAACGAAATGTTGATACCAATTATAGACAGTATAGTAAACGAGGAAGTAAGTATTGACGACTTGGCTATGAAAGGTAAACTTGAGAGAAACCTTAGTGAATACAAGGTCTTGTCCGGCCCTAGTGCGGGCGCGGCGTGGGCTAACGAATACTTAGGTAAGGGCTATAGAAGTGGCTCTTATTTCAAGGTTATACTAAACAAGGAAGGGAAATACATGGCCTTCGATAACCCGTCAGATTTAGACGGTATAGCATTGGTGGGCTACAAGATAATGTGCGAGAGGTTCGTATTACAGAAACTAAAACCTTACTACGATATGATGGGTTGGTCTTCACAGCGACTATTGAATACCTATTTGGGACTAGGGCATTTGTCTTGGGTATGAAGGTTAGGTTTATAGGCGGAAAGAAGGAGTGAAAAGTATGACAAGAAGTAGACGTAGTAGTGGTAAAGCAACAGCAAAGCAGAACCAACAGGAGATAGCCCAACTACAGGGGATTATTAACGAGTTAGTGAACGCTATAACAAACGACATGGGAAGACTCAATGGTATAATTTATGCTCTTCTAAAGGAAGATGGAAGACTCAAGGAAACTAACTGCCCTAAGTGCAGCCAAGTATTGTTTGAGCCGGACTTGAAACTTCTACCGAGGTCTGAGTTTTGTCCCGCGTGCAACGCACCGTTAGACGAAAACCAAATGAAGATGGGTGACTTTGTGGGTTGGGACGCTACAGGAAAAACCGAGAGTGAGGAAGAGTGAGAGCGACACAGGAACAAAGCGATGCTTCTTCTTATAACCCTAATACTTCCGAGATATTAAGGGTTAGTAAGTCTTCCTTTATGACTTACTTGATGTGCGCTAGACAATTTTATTGGCGTTATGTCGCTGATATTCCCTCCCCCCCTCCAAGTGAGGCGGCGGTTAGAGGTAGTATAATACACGCCGCTATGGAACACGGTATTTTAGGTGAGCCAAAGGACATGGAAAGATTCTTGATAGCCGAAGGGATGGAAGACGACAAGGGGGCAGTAGCCCTTAGTGAATTGATTCATTCCATTGCCAACGACTTAGGTTCTTTTGATGTGGTAGAAGCAGAAGTAAAACACCAAGCCTATGAAGAATTAACTACCGCAAGCGGGATGAAGCCTATAATATGGGTGGGAATGATAGACGGCGTGTTGCGACACCCACAGGGAGGATTGATTCTTGTTGAATTAAAGACAGGGAAAATGAATATGGGTAAACTAGCAAGAACAAGAAAAGAATTGGTTTATTATACCCGTCTTTTAAAGATTCTTGGTTATGATGAAATAACACACTTCCTATACCTAACTCCCGACTATGAATATATTGAGGGGGATAAACTATTGAACGAATACAAAAAGAGAGGTAAAACTATGTGGCTTTCGGAGAACAACGGATTGGCTTTGTTAGAGCCTGTGATGAGCCGTAGTATAAATGCTTTTGAGAATAATTTATATGACACTATAGACAACCTAAAACTCCAAGATTATCCCATGAATTGGAACGAGTATTTCTGTCCGGTTTGGTGTGATTTTCATTTGAATTGTGAGGCAGAATTAACAGGAGAGATGGAGTCATGGGCGTAGGACATAGTATAGTTTGTATCGCTTGCGGTAAAGACGATGATTGGGAAGGATTTGAGGACGTTGTACGTATAGCCGCACAAGTAGGCAAGCAACCGGAAATGGTGACAGTAGGTGGTTGCGCGTGCGGTCATCAACAAGAGGTGAAATTATAATGATGGTTGCGCTAGTGCTTATTGGGAAGTAGATAGTATGCTTCTTACTTTCCCTAGAGAGATTGGGCTTCGCCGCAATTTATGTGATAGACGTAGTATATTTGACGATTATATTACTCGTATAAACGGTAAGGCTTCTGTCTACACTTCTCTTTACTCCTTTGAGCGCAGACACCCCACAAGGTCATGGAAATATGACCCCGACTCAGTAGTTATGGATAGGGCTTGGTGGGATTTTGATACCACACAAGAATATGGTATTGAGCAAGTCAAGAAAGACGTATTTACTTTACTCTCTAAACTACAAGGAGATGTTAGAGTGGTTGCTACGGGTAGAGGATTCCACGTTCACCAAATGTTTGAGCAGCCCGTTAAGGGGACTGCTATAGGTAGTCACATTGTGAGGTATGAGAGCGACATGGCTAAAGGGTTAGTGACCTTAGATGGTGTGGGCAACCCACAAAAACTAACGAGAGTGCCGGACACCTATAATGTCACACGCAGAAAGTGGGCGGTGAATATAGACAAAGACGCATTCTTTGATGACCCATTTGGATATGAGATTCCTACTAAGCCGGATAATTCCCTGCTTAGGTTAGACCCCTTTAGAGGTGAAAAAATAGACTCTAATTTTAGTATTACTAGATGGATTGCTACTCACCCTATAAACGAGAAGCAGACCATTGATATTTTCGATGGTGAGATAGGCACACTAGAGGGCGTGCCTATTCCCCCCTGTCTTGACAAGGCTATACGCCATGAGAACCCAAGACACTACGTTAGGGTGGCTCTCGTTCAACATTTGGCTGACAACCTACGGTGGTTCTCTTCCCCTTCCTCTCTCTCACACGATGAGAAGATGGATATTAGTAGTAAGATATGCAGTTTCATAGAGACTCTAGGGTGGAGAGATTACAACGCGACTACTACTAGATTTCATGTTAATAGCATGATGGATTACGAAAACACTCCTTCAACGGCTTGGTATAAGGCAAGGGGATTATGCATAGGCCCATGTTGGTTGCACGATGAATAATAGAGGTGATAATAATATGACAATAACACAGAAAAAGATGAGATGCCCTGTTTGTTTTAGCGACAGGGGTTTTATTGAGGTACATGGTTCTTCGGCCTGCCTGAATTGCCACAACAAGATTGTATCTTGTTGCGGTGATGGCGGCTGTTTAATCTAAGTCCTTAAATAGACTCTAAGATAACGTATTACTAAGATGCTAGTGATAGACGATAGAGAGAATCAGAAAGTCCAAAACAAGATACTACTGAGGATGGGCTTATGGCCCGATAACCCAAAGGGGTTAGCAAAGGTAGCAAGACTCAAGAGCGCAGACTATGTGATAGGACAATGGGGAATAGAGGCTAAAGAAATCAATGACCTTTACCGTTCCATCATGGGCTTCGGTAGAACAAGGACTATAGTAGAC